CGCTGGCCAACAGGCGCACAAGTATGGGGAGGGTTTGGTAATGAAGAATCTGAGATATATCCAGTTAGCTTTACTGGTAGTTTTGCTGATGCTAGTTTCATTACATTTACTGCATCAGTTCCATCAGGCGGTTCAGCTGATGTGTATTTCAGATTTGAAAAGAATCCACATCCAGACGTCAACCCAGCGATTAATACTGACTCTGTAACCGTGAGCGGTTCAGTAGAAAAAAGCTATAGTGTTGTTATTCCTTCTCAGGGCGATAAGCAATTTAGAAACCTCGTGATGTATGTGCAAACTCGAGATGTTAATGTTGCTATGAGAAATATTAATATCACGGCAAATTTCTTAGGAGCAGACGCATCAATAGGGAATGATCTTATATTTTCATATGAAGGGATTGAGAAGTTACGATTGCCTTCTTTTGGTTCTTTGGGTATAGGTAGTCGATATAGTGAATTTGTTTACACTAGTACGTCAAATCAAACATCTTTCTCTGGTACTGATAACTTTGGGACTATCTTAAGGTATTCCCCAGGAAAGGCTGTTGTCTTCATGAATGGTGTAAGGTTGTCTGCTAATGTTGATTACACTGCAACTAATGGCACTAGTGTGGATTTTACTGATGGAGTTACTGCTTCCGATATTATAACAATACAATCATTCTAACAGTTATAAATAGAAACTAGTATTACTTAAAGCGGTACAATATTTATTATACCTGATTGATTGCAAAAGTCAAGGATTATTTTATGTCTCACGATAGTTTAATTAATTTATTTGAAACTTATGTTCACGAAAATGGAAAGTTTGTAGAAGGTAATAAGTCAGCTGGAACTAGGGCAAGAAAGGCTCTAGCTGAGATAAGCAAACTTTGTAAGGACAGAAGAAAAGAAATACAAGAATCTAAAAATACAAAGTAGGTATAGATGTCTGATCTAGCAGGAAAGATTAAGCGAAAAGAGATATATAGCGATATAGACTTGGGATTCTTTGCGCACCCGAACACTGGGAAATTAACCAAAAAGGTGAACCGTGATGCGATAAGGCAATCTGTCAAATCCTTAATACTTACAGATTATTATGAAAGACCATTCAAACCAAATATTGGTTGCGGTATTCGATATTATTTATTTGAGCTGTTTTCTCCAGCTGTAAAGCAACAAATGGAAAGTGCTATTCGCGAAACGATAGCTAATCACGAACCAAGAGCTGATATTGTTGAGGTTTTGGTTGAAGAAAGACAAGAATTGAACGCTTTGGTTGTCTCTGTAGCGTTCATGATAATTAATGATCCAAACCCAGTGGTTTTGGATGTAATTTTAGAAAGAGTTAGGTAAATGTCAGCAAATACATACTTACAAGTTACAGAGCTAGACTTTAGCGACATACGAACAAATTTGAAAGCGTATCTAAAGAGTCAGAATCAATTCGCAGATTATGACTTTGATGGTTCTGCTATGTCAACCCTATTGGACGTTCTTGCTTACAACACTCATTATAATGCATATTATTTGAATATGGTCGCTAATGAGATGTTCTTAGATACTGCTCAGCAAAGGGATTCAGTTGTTTCTAGAGCGAAGGAACTCGGATATACTCCAGTTTCTTCTATTGGGGCTTCGGCAGAAATAGAATTTGAAATTGGGGGCATTCAGGAAGGTATCCCTCAAATAACTCTACCAAAGAATTCTAAATTTTCAACTACTGTTGATGATGTCACATATACATATGTCACTACAAGTTCAACTAAAATTAATCGTGATAGGGATGGCGCATTTAAACAGAACCTAATCATACGAGAAGGTGAGCCTCTTACATTTAATTGGTTAGTTGATTCAGATTCAAAAAGATATATTATACCGAACGAAAATGTAGATACTTCAAGTATAGTTGTTACTGTCCAGGAATCTGTAAATGATACAACGATTACTGAATATAATGAGGCGACTAATATAAATCAAGTATTTAAAACCTCTCCTATATATTTTATAGAAGAATCATCTGACAACAAGTACGAGATCATATTTGGTTCTGGTTCTCTAGGCAAATCATTGAAGTTGGGCAATCTGGTAAAGGTTGAGTATTTGGTGAATAATGCTGATGCGACAAATGGGGCAAAAACATTTAGCGTTGAAAGCGCAGATATAGGTATATCGTATACAACCGCTAAAATAAACTCGATAGTCAAAAATGCAAATGGAGGGCGCAAACAAGAAACGATCGATTCTATAAAATTCTCAGCGCCTAGAAACTTCCAAACACAAAATAGAGCTGTAATTGCTGAGGATTATGAGAGAATAATTCTCAATGAGAATCCCGACTTACAATCAGTTATTGCATTTGGTGGCGAAGAGGCTGATCCGCCTGTTAACGGTAAGGTATTAATAGCTGTAAAGCCATTTGGTGAGAAATTTGCTACTGAAAACAAAAAGAAAGAAATAGCATTTAACATAAAAGATAGAACTCCACTAGCGGTTGACCCTGTGGTTATCGATGCTGAATATACATATATAATTCCGTCGATTACAACATATTATGATACAACTCGTTCATCTTTAACATCGAGCGCAGTTGAGCAAAACATTAGAGATTCTATTCAAAAATATGCTACAAATAGTCTTGAAAGGTTTGGTAACAGGTTTAGATTTTCCAGATTTGTCAGGGCTTTGGACGATACATCCAACGGTTCAATATTAAATAATGACGCCACCATTATTATGCAGAAACGTGTTTCCCCAAACTTAAATTCGCCTTCTTTAGTACAAGTAAAGTTTAATAATTCGATTAGGGCGGGAAGCGTTTCATCGACATCATTTACATATCTAGGGTTCCAATCATATCTAGGTGATGATGGCTTGGGCAATATTAATATATTTAGATATGGGGCTGATAACGAAAAGATAAATATAATACCCTTAGCAGGAACAGTTGACTATACTGTTGGGTTGATCGAGGTTCAAAACTTCTCACCCTCGGGAATTTCTGGTATAGAACTTAAAATTAATGCGACAACCGAAAATATGGACGTCATTCCACTGAGGGAGCAAATACTGATTATTGAACCTGACCAAGCTTCTATCAGTGTTATTGGTGAGCAAACATAATGTTAAAGAATAAACTTTCAAGCCTAGTAAAGAATCAGTTCCCTGATTTCTACAAAGAGGATGGGCAAAATTTCCTTGCTTTTATTGAAGGTTATTATGAGTATCTTGAGCAAAATGGAAAACTTACAGATTCTATACAAAGCCTACAAGATTATAAAAACATAGATACAACTCTAGAAGAATACATTGATTATTTTCAAAATACATTATTACCTTCTGTTCCTCATGACGTTATAGCCGATAAGCGCCTTCTAGCAAAATATGTAAAGTATTTTAATGTGGCAAGGGGGACTCTCTCCTCATATAAACTTTTATTCAGAAGCATCTATAATGAAGATATCGAAGTAAATTATCCTGCTGACCAAATGTTAAAAGTTTCTGATGGCGATTGGAGGCTTGATCAGTATTTGGTGACGAATTATGATAAGAAAGTTTTCGACCTGATAGGTAAGATTATTGTTGGACAAAACTCTACTGCTGAAGCTCTGGTAGAAGATGTAGTTGGTAGAGTTGTTAGAAATAGAGACGTTCTTCAAATAATAGTTTCTAAGGTGAGAGGTGAGTTTCAAAACCTAGAGCAAATTAAGAGCAACGGTGACGAAGAATCATTTGTTATTGAGTCCGGAATCTCTAATGTAGAACTAGTATCTCGAGGCGGTGGGTATAAACCTGGAGACTCAGTTGATATTATATCAGATGATTCTGGAATTTTCGGTAAGGTTGTTGTTTCGGGAACAGTAGATTTATTGGGTTCTATAACATTTAACCTTAATGATGGTGGCTCGGGGTATACGTCTGGTATATATGGAGATGATCAAGGCGAGACTCAAATTTTTATACGAGGCGGTGACGGTGAACAACAGCCGAGTTTCACATTAAGCCAAACAGATATTTCTGATAATTTTGCTATTGCCTTTAATACAAATCTAATAGGCGCTAATAATGTCTTTGGTTCTCACGCACCCAATGTGTATGAAGCCGATACTGTTTTGAAGATGTCTTCGTTTGCGAATACGATAATCGGGTCGCCTCAGTTTGGATTTCCAGAGCAAAATGAATTAACTACTGATGGCATCCCTTTCTTGACATCATCAAATTCTTTGATTACTGTCGCTAACAGTAAGAATATACTTGTTGGTGATAGTATAACTGGTTCCGCGACTGGCGCTAATGGTCATGTTCAGCAGATTGTTGATGGTACTAATGGCGCCACTATATTGAGAGTTGATACATTTAAGAATTTTACTTCCAGCGTTCATAACTATTTCAAAGAATCGGAAAATATAAACACAAACACTCATTGGGCACTCAGCCGTTCAAACACCCCAACTGATAATCATGTAACCGCCCCAGACGGCACACTAACAGCTGAAAATTTAATTGAATCTACCGAAAGCGGGGGTGGTAACGGTCATTATGCAGGCGTAAAAAATTCTGCGATAACGCATACCAGTAATCAAACTTGGAACTTTTCTTGCTACGCTAAAGCTATTTCAGCTGGAAGCAAAAGATGGCTAGGTTTTAGAGGGTTGGGTAATGGCGGTACTAATAAGTATCCAGTGTTTGATGTTGCTGAAGGTGTGATTGCAGATCCTGGTGACGGAACGGTTTGGCATAATATTAAGATGGAACCTGTTGGCAATGGTTGGTACAGATGCTCTGGTTCTACGCAACCGTCAAACACCACTACGGGATTTAGGTTCAACTTAATTAATGTAGGAAACAATGATTCGGTCTCGGCTTATGATTATACAGGAGATGGTGTATCTGGTCTAGCTATTTGGGGGTGTCAACAAACGTTGGGCGCTGACCCCAAACCGTATCACAGAACTACGACAACGGAAACTGTTGGTAGTGGTGAATACATCCATATCGGTCAAAACGTACAAGCAGCCAATGTTGGTAAGGTTGCAGCATACTCTGCCAATAATATTGGAGACCATGTTTTAGAGCTGGGTATATTGGGAAGTAGTAATATCAGCGTTGGTGATGAGTTGGTTACTGTCGGCACTTCAGAATATAGTGGCGTTCCATCATTTGGGGTCGTCAAGCAAATACTTAGAACTCAATCTAATGCTTACGACCCTGCTCCATCTGGATCAGATACCAGAGATTTGCTGACATTAAAGGTTGCAGCAAATAACACGTCGGGGATATGTAGCCAATTTGAAACTGGTCCGCTTTCTGCATTCACCCAAGGACAGAACGTCAGAAAGGTGGGGAGCAGTACAGTACAGGGCGTTGTCGCTTCTACTTCTGGCAATACAACTTGTGAGCACATTTATACCAAACTTGAAGATGCGCTTGTATTTAAGACTGCTACGTTTGGCACAATAACAAACCTTTCTAATCGGGTTGGTGGGTCAGGATTTACAGTAGCGCCAACAGTTAATTTGGTAGAACCAAATATTTCTTCTCTAGGAATAGGCGAGCAGTATATTACTATAGAATCTGATAATGTTAATTGGAATACGGGCGATTCTTCAGTAACTGGATTAGATACTAATGATAGAGTTGTACAGATCCAAGGTAAAAACGGAACAGCTTCTGGTGATGTTAAGGGTGGTGCTCGTCCAGCTGTTCCCCCTGTAACAATTCAATTAGCAAATGGCAAATACCAAACAACGATACGAGTTTGGCAGGATTTCTTACAAAGAGAGCCCAGCGGTATTGAGTTCAAAGTTGGGGAAACGATTACTATAGAAAAATACACTGGGGAATATATTCCTGGGGAACTGGATACTAGAACTGTAGACAGTACTGGTAGTGCTACAGTTACAGCAATTCAAGACGAAGGTGTGTTGGGAAGAAACGCAAAAATAAACGCATCGGTGGGAGCAAACGGAACAATAACAGGAGTCAAAGTTATAGATTCTGGGTTCTCATATAGAGATAAAGAATTGGTACGGATACAAGATTCTGGTAGAACAAATTCAACGCAAGCAACAGCAAGGTTGACATTGAAGGGAACAGCAAATTCACAGGGGTACTATGCTACCACTAGAAGTCATGTTTCAACTAAGAGAGGATATATACAAGATAGTTCATTCTATCAGGAATACTCTTACGAATTAATTGCACCCATTTCTCTTGATAGATATAGGGATGTTGCGTTAAAACTTGTTCACCCAGCAGGTCAAACATTATTTGGAAGGTATCAAGCGCATTCAAACGTGGCCATAGATGTTACTGCTGATAAATTCAATACTAAAACATTAAAGGGCGCTGGAACTGTAGCATTAACAAATTCTACTCAGATGGTTACAGGCACTGGTGGTGGTCTAGCCAAAAGTAGATTGGTGGGAACTGGTACGCAATTCACAGATTTCAACAGCGGTGATGAGATAATTATTAAAATATCTTCTGATGAGTATGCGAAAGTTAAACTAAATATAATAACAAACGATACCTTAGCAAATTTACACACTCATTGGGAATCCACTGCAGTATCAGGTGTTGAATATTACTACAATAATGGGACAATAACTTAATGGCAACGTATAGTTTCGGAACCAAAGACCTTTCAGTGAGAAGCGCAAGAGCGTTTCTCAAAGCTATGAGCGCATCAGATGGAAGAAGCACTAAGAATTCATATATTATATATGCAGCTATAGGAAAGAGTTCGAATTGGTCCACAGAACCACTTCCAGAAGAAGTAAGTAGTTCTGATGCAAATATACACTATAATATACAAAAAGATTTGATCGGTGCGAAACGAGTAGACACTGGTAGCGTTTCTCATGTTACGACTAGGTATGATTGGCAGTCCGGAACTATTTATGATATGTACAAATCATCAGTAAATTCGATGCATTCTAAAAGATTCTATGTAATGACTGATGAGTATAATGTATATAAGTGCTTATTCAACAATTCTGGCGCAGTTTCTACTGTCAGACCAACAGGATATTCCACATTACCATTTACCACTTCTGATGGGTATGTTTGGAAGTACCTATATACCATTTCTTTAGGTTTT